TGTTAAAAACTTCTTATAAATTGAAGCATAAACTTTAAAGTTTGGAATTCGTACATTGAAAAAATCTTCAACTTTGTAATTTTCTTTAATCTCTTTAATAAGATTATATTTTTCATTACGAAGTTTCTTATTTTGCAATTTTTCTCTGGACTTTAAAACTACATCAAGTAATTTTTCTGCCCTATGAGACGAATTATAATTTTCTTTTAACAATACCTGATATAATTGATTTTCTTTTCCAAGTTCAGTTTTCTCGTTAAAGAATTTTTTTAACAACTCTACTGATTTGCTCTTGTCATTATTATTCATCACATCAACAGTAATTTGACGGGATAATAATTCAAAAAGTATTCCCGTATTCTTTATCTTCGAGTGTTTTACACGTTGGGCCATCATTTATGCTCCTAAATTATATATTTCTTCATCTATAAATATAAAAACTTCTAATAATTCGTCATTTAAGTATCACTTAAAGATGAAGATACTTCATTTTTATATTCTTCTTCCACATCAGTTGTTTCAACCAAAATTTTTCTATCTTCACGACTTACTTTTCCTAAACTTTTCTTCAATGCGTCATAATGTGCCAACGCAATTCCGTATTTTGGACTACCACTACCACCTTTTCTCTTATCGTGGGCTCCAAGTGGATCACGACCCCTTATACTTGAGTCTTTTCCGTGTTTAGGTCCTTCCTTTGGACGACCACTTCCTGGCCATCCGTCATCTGGCATATCCATTTCTAATTCTCGACTTGTTCTTCCCATTCCGGGAGGTCCACCACCGGGAGGAGCTCCACCTTGTTCCCCACCAGCCATCGCTCCTTGTGTTCCAACGGCTTCTTCACTTTGAACTGGATCATTTCCTTCCATTTCAATCTGTGACCATCTAAACTTTCGTTTTTGGTCTTTTAATAATCCAAGTCTAACACCTTTCTTCTCTTCTTCTGTAAATTTAAATACATTATCATAAATCCACTCAGTATCTGCTATTTTAGAATCCATTAGACTTGAAGCAAGACTTTGTTTATTATTCCACAATTCAATCTTTTCTTCTTCATATATCGTAGATGGATTTTTTAAATCTAATTCAAAATCAACAAGTTCATCATCTGTATATCCTTGGGAATATAAATGAACTATTGCAATTTTTGTTAATTCACTTGTAATAATTCTTTGTATTCTTTCGATGGTACGAGCAAACCTAACATCCTCGGCTGCTAATGTTGCTTTACTACCGACTGCCTCATCATATCCAAGAAATGCCTTTGGAACTTTTAATGCTGCCATTAATTTGTTTCTCAAATATTCTATATCATCTACTGACTCATAAGTAAGTCCGGCCAAATTCTCTATTGCGGTTCCACTATCCCCTCCCCGAACTGGCAAGAAAAAATCCTCAGTAAGATTTTGGATATTATATTTTAAATTATAATCACCTGTAGTATTGTCAATCACGGGTGCCTTTTTCATCTTATTAATTATTTTTTGCATAAAGTTTTCAACTTCTGCTGGTGGAATGTTTCCAATGTCAATCTTGAATACTCTTTTTTCAGGAGCTCTCATAATTCTATGAATTAACATAGCATCTTCCATTAGAGATAATTGTTTCCAAATCTTACGACCACCTTCAATCATACCTTTACCATAGGGTAAAAAGTTTGAATCTGATAGTAAACGGAAGTGTGCTATTTCATAATTTTCCATTTCTTTATTTCCACTCATCGCAGAACTATGTCTTGAATCTCCATCCTCAACTATAAATTGAGTATAATATGGATTCTGTGGATCTACTCCCTCAACACGAGTAACATCATATGGTGAAAGTGGAACTACATTTGTAACTCCATACTTTTCGTTGACATCTAAATAAAGATAAAAATCTCCATACTTACACATATTTCTTACCCAAGGCCATAAATTGAACTCTATATTCAATATATCATAAAATAAATTATGTAGAATATCGTGAATATTTTTATTTTCAGTTTGAATATCTAATACCTTGCCATATTCATTCTTCATTGTAGATTCATCTGCATAAATGTCAAGTGCACTTGATATAATAGCATCATTATCCATTTCTTCATAATCTCTAAATAAAGCTAATCGTTGTGATTGAAAACTAATTGCCTGAGATTTTCCGTATCCCCCTGTTGTCATATTACTATGTAGTCTTGACCACCTATCCACAAGACCATTTTTCTGCATACTTTGAACTCTATCCGTATCGGCAATTTTTAACTTTTTACCACCCGCATGTCTTACGATTACATTTGTGGAAAAAAGTCGTCTTAATCTACTTCTTAATGTTGTATCTGCCATTTTATCCTCTTATTATTTTACTAACCAAGTTAAATCTTCTTTTGTATTTCCAGTTTCCATCACCCATTCATCATTTTGATTTTCATCGGAAGTGTAAACTGCCTCATAATCTAACATTTTATTTAGGACTGTTTTCTGTAGAGCAATTCCTTCTGCATTTAATCTAAGTGCAGTATCTCTAACCCACAATCCTATAGCTAAACTCATTGGAAGGTCATCATTGTATCCTTGCATTGCTTCAGCTTTATTGTTGTGCCATATAAACACAAATAATTCATCAATCAGTCTATCCGAATGCACGATAACTGATTTTTCTCTAAAATATTCTTCTAATTTTGCTATTACTAATGGTCTTGTTTTAGATGTCATACTGAAACCTGGCACCATTTGTTGATCTTTATTTCTGTATCTATTTGTTATTTGTCTCGCAACATCTACAAACTGTAAATCTTTACTTGTATAAAATAAATTGTCATACTCTCTATCAATAACTTGTTGGATAGTAGCCCAACCAATACTTGAATTCTCAATCACAAGTAATGCGTTGTTATACTCCATAGCAGTATTCATACATAAATTACCAAAATCTTTAGTAGGGATTTTTCCCTTATATTCTGCCACTTGTTCCATACTCTCTATTTCTATTACATGAAATGCAGAAAAGTCTGATGCATCACCACGAGCAACGTCAGCAGCAACTACATAATTTTTATTATAGTTTGGCTGTCTCCAAATCCATAAATTACTATCCATTCCTCTCTTTTCAACTGGATCTTCAATTTGAGTATTTCTATATTCTTCTAAAATAACACCATCAACTACAGTTTGACCCGAAGTGATGAAGTCACAATCACATTCTTGTGCGGCCATGGATGGACCTAAAAGTTTATCTTGTTCATCTCTCCATGATTGTTCTCTGTCTGGATGTAAAGTCCAATGTAATTTGATAAAATTCCAATCATTATCACCTTCTTCAGCACCTACCCAAGTTTTATGAAACCAATTACCAACACCATTTGGTGTGGAGAGTGCAATACATTGACCACCAGTAGATAGAGTACTTTGTGCAGCAGTCCATATTGTATCAATCTTATCAATGAATGCTGCCTCATCAATAATCAATAATGACAATGCCTCTGAACGACCTGCATCTTCAGTAGATGAGATAGCCTTTACTTGTGAACCATTACTGTATCTTAATGATAATTTATTATCTTCAACACACTTTGACTTAACCCAACTCGGTAAATTTGCGTGCATCACACGAATCTTTGTTACAAGGTTTTTAGCAGTATCTTGTTTAGTTGCAATAACCAATATATTCTTATCACTCTGAAAGGTCATCATCCACAATGCGTATCCAGCGGTTAATGTTGATATTCCCAACTGTCGTGCCTTTAAAATAACATTATAATTATTTTTCTCAAAATCATATAATGTATCTTCTTGAAACTTATATAATGAAAATGGAATTTTACCTTGTATTGGATGCTGAATAACAGCATACTTCTTTAGAAAATATACAGGGTCCTGTGCACACTTTAGATATTCCTTTTTGATGACTTCTTTTATGTTATTATCACTCATTAATTTGCTATGTCCACTATTTTAATTCCAAGATATGTTGGAATAGTTACCGCGGCCATTCCATATCCAAAATACAACCACTTATTTTCATACCAACTTGGTTTTGCTAATTTTGTCAGTTTTTCATTGGCATCATTTTGTAATTTCAACGATTCTATTTGTTTACCTTTTGCCACTATTATTAAAGAATCAAGATTAGCCTGATCCTCCAAGTTTTTCATCAAACCTTCATAATCAGTAATCAATACTTTCTGTGATGAAATTAATGAATCAGCCTTTTCTATTTTACCTTCCCATTGGGCATCACGAGCATTTAACATCTCTAATGCCTCAGCATATGTAAACGTTGTTATATCTTTTCCATCTTTTTGTATCTGCTGTCCTAATAATGGGATAAATAGTAGTAATATCCAAAGATATTTCATATTCACTCCTTATCTATGTAAGACGTAAACTATACCACTTGCACCAATTGTCACTTTATTTACACCTATTGGATAAAGTGTATCTGCTGTCAATGAAGTTCCTGGTATTGTTCCACCACCTGATCCGTGAACAACAACATTAGTTACTACTTCACATATAAATGCTGCACCAGCATTTGAACCAGTAAAAGCTACTGTTGTAGATGAATCAACTTTTGTTATTCCGTTGTAATCACCGAGTTTCTGGTCAGTTGGTTGTGACCTAAACATTGTTCCTGAATGTACATCAGCCATTTAATTTCTCCTCATATATAATTATTTACTTTTTGAAAACTTCCTTAAAAAATCTGCTGCATCTTCTACATCATCATTTTCGTAAGCTATTTCCATCTTCTCAACATCTTTTTTGTGTGTTGTCAATTTTCTTTTTAAATTTGTTATCTCTTTTTTATTTTTCTTTTTATTTACTTGTAATTTCTCTATTCCCTTTTCAATTTCCTTTTCTTTCTTTTTATTCTCCTTTATAACTCCTACTAATTTCTTCACTTCTTTTGATTTTTTAGCACTTAAAAAAGTACTTAAACCAAAAAGTCCTAAAATACCAATTATGAGTTTCTTTAACCAATCCATATTTACATCTCCATTATTTTTTTATAAGTAGACTTACTTTCTAACTGTTTAGTTTTCGAAGGTTCATCAAATTCACTGTCATTAAGGTCGCCATACTTTCCATATCCGTTTGCATCCCTATCAATTTTCTCATCAAACCCCTTATCGAAAATATTTACTGTTTTATGTATTCTAAATGTAGTGGCCTTTCTTCCATTTATAGTCGGCATCCCATGTTTATCTACACCTATATCTTTTATTACCATTTTCTTGTTTTTAAATTTTCCTACAAGTATAGTATCACCCTTTTTAACATCTATTGTAATAGCCATTATGCTCTCCAACTTATCATAAGATTCTGTCCATCAAGTTTTTCCGTTACATTATCTTCTCTATTTAACTCTCCACCCAATCCCATCTCTATGATATTTTTTAAATCTTTAAAAGTCAAATCTTTATCATCAAAAGGATGTGCCATATGTCCGTATGCTCCACCCTCTAATAATAATTCTTTTCTAACTGTATCATCCCACCAATCTTTTGTTAGTGGTTGATATTTTTCAACATGAAGTCTTGGTCGTTTTTTCTTACCACTAAATTTTGGATTTGGTTTATCTTCACCATCAACAGTTAAACCCTTTGATTGCATTGAAGTATTTCTTGTTTCATCACCTATTCTACCATCGGCATCAATTCCTGATGCTATTGGTGGGCCCGCAATTTGTTGGTCTTTATCAACTCCCATCCATTTAATTACAGTCCAACCTAAATTATCCATTACATCTCGTAAAGCTTTCTTATAGGGTTTTATCTTACCATAAGATATAGGATTTACTGCTCTATAAGACATAGTATAATCTTCTTCTGGATCCATTGCCCCATCACTTAGTATATAGCTCAGTACTTTCCAACCTAATTCATTTTGTAATGATTCTACCCAACCCTTAGATTCTTGTTTATAGTCTGTCAAATTTTTATAAAATGTAGGCGGGCCATCATCCGTAGGAGCATTTCTACCTGCAGTTCCTTCTTTTAAAATCTCACTAATATCATTATCAACTAAAAAATCACCAATAACATCACCACTAAATTCTTTTAAATAATCTCTCATTATAATCTTTTAACCCAACTCAATACATTAGATAATCGTTCGCCATTTCTTTTTAATACATCTACTTCTTCTGAATTCTTATATTTACTTTTCATGGCATCTTGTAAAGTTTTAATCATTTGTTTTTTCATCTTAGAAGTAACCTTAATCTTTTTCTTTTTACCCCAACTATCAACACCTGCAGCGTTACCAACTCCAACACCAGCAAAGAAGGGTTCGCCGTATTGTGGTTTAAACTGGTAATCTACAATGGTAGCTCCACCTCTTGATTCTTTTCTATATACAAAAGTAACCATAAAACCGATATGTGAAGTGCTCTTATAAGCATCACCGACTTCGATATCATCATCAGTTAATTCTTCTTTTATTAAATCTTTTAATTTAATCATCATTTTTCCAAGTTAAAAGCTCTGGTTAACATTGACCCGGCCTGACTAAGTTTAAGACGAGCCTTTTCATATTCCTTAAAATATTTAATTAAAGTTCTATTCTTACTTTTATTAATATCATCTTCAAGTTCATACCAAAGTCGTCCATCACGAGTCTTATGAATATAATCTCCACCAATCTTGAGTAATTTCTGGTGATTCCAAGAAATATCTGAAATATCTACTTTTTCTTCCAATAATTTTTTCATTTTAATCACTTAACTTCTCCGATATATAGTTTTTCAGTTATAAATATTAAACTTCTAAACTATTGAGTTTTTCTTCAGCCTCTGCTTTCATTTTATTTAATTCTTCGAGTGCCTCTTTAGACATTTTTTCTACTTGTTCGGTATTTTGACTCCATGTTTCTGTTTGTAATTCTATATCTTTAACACCAACTTGGTCAAAAACCTCTAATGGTTTGGAAGCTTCTTCTTTCCAATCTTCTATACTCTCAATTTGGTCTCTTATATAAGAAAGTTGATTATTTAACATCTTTTTTTGTTCCCACTCATCGTATTTTCCATCAATACGAAGTTTATTCTCAAATTGTATTTGA